ACCTGAAGAACCAGAAGTACCAGAGCTACCAGAAGTGCCCGAACTACCAGAAGATCCAGAGGTACCAGAGGAACCCGAAGTACCAGAGGAACCCGAAGTGCCAGAAGATCCAGAGGTCCCAGAAGAACCAGAAGTACCAGAGGAGCCCGAAGTACCTGAAGAACCAGAAGTACCAGAAGATCCAGAGGTCCCAGAAGAACCAGAAGTACCAGAGGAGCCCGAAGTACCTGAAGAACCAGAAGTACCAGAAGATCCAGAGGTCCCAGAAGAACCAGAAGTACCAGAGGAGCCCGAAGTACCTGAAGAACCAGAAGTACCAGAAGATCCAGAGGTCCCAGAAGAACCAGAAGTACCAGAGGAGCCCGAAGTACCTGAAGAACCAGAAGTACCAGAGCTACCAGAAGTGCCCGAAGTACCAGAAGAACCAGAAGTACCAGAGGAACCAGAAGTACCAGAGGAACCAGAAGTGCCCGAACTACCAGAAGTGCCCGAACTACCAGAAGATCCAGAGGTACCAGAGGAACCAGAAGTACCAGAGGAGCCCGAAGTACCAGAAGAACCAGAAGTACCAGAGGAACCAGAAGTACCAGAGGAACCAGAAGTACCAGAGGAACCCGAAGTGCCAGAAGATCCAGAGGTCCCAGAAGAACCAGAGGTACCCGAAGCACCCCCTCCTGTTATGAAACCTGCTCCAGTTATGGCATCATGAATATGCCCTGTTGTTAATTCAAATGGATCAGTAAAAGAAGAAGCTCCCTCCGGTGTAATAGCACGAACACTGATCTGATAATTAGTATCATCATAAACATCCAATAAAAGGCGCGGCTCATATTCTGTTACAAGAAAGCCAGAAATATTCTTGGCTACCAAGTGTCCCGTGCCCCCTGTAATCAATTGGCCATAATAAGGATCATAGCCCGCCTCTCCTGCCGAACCGGCCGTAGAGTTTGGAAGACCTCCACTTCGCTGAGGGGAGTAAGTTCCTGAATAAACAAACTCTTCTAGTTGTTTTCCTGATGGGAATGGCAGCGGATTATCAGTATCGTACCCCGTAATTCCGAAATAAATTGCGTTCGATTCAGTAAAGCCTGAAGCAATAGCAACCTCTTGTATTGTTTGTTGAGTGTTAGGCTGAAATCCGGGAGGTAACGAATCTAAATAATCAATAAATAAAGTATGTTCTCTCCACTTGATACCTGTACCTGTTGAAGGGTCAGATCCCGGGTCAACTTCGGTATAAGACTCAAAGATAGGAGCTCCCCCTCGCCCGCTATAAACAGGATCTAATAAACTAGGGTTTAACGTAATAAAGCGCTGATCCAATCGCCCGGTACCTGTGCCATGCACCAAATTAGAAACTCCCTCTATAGAAGGAGTTATTATTGAAAGTGTTTGGGCGCGATTAATAAACTTGCCGCTTTCTTCTATCTTAACTTCATAGTTAGGTACGCCTCCCAGCTCCCTGTTCCACTTTAACATCAGCTGAGGCCGCGTAATCTTATCAAAACTTGTTTGAGAAACAGCTAGTTTTCCTGACACTCCCGAAGGGACTTGAGAATAAGCAAAAGGATCTAAATCAAAAGGTTTAATAGATGACGGATACAAAAAACCACTACCGGCGCCAAAATTATCAAACGGTACTAATTTATAAAAAAGGCCAGACTCGACGGTAGGAGGATTAATTTGATAATTACCTTCGTCCGTCGCAGTCACAAACATTTGATAGTCATATAAAGCTGCTCCAGATCCAGTAACCCCCATATCAAAACCAGATATGTGGGAAGCGTAAAACCCAATGCCAGCTAACCCAGTACTCTTTGTAATGGAGGGGGTAAAATTAAGAGATGTTCCTAAATCAACGCTCAGCCCCGTAATGCGAGGTTCTGGGCTCGTTAAATAATATTCCCCGGTATACTGGCGCCCATAATAATCATTTGAAACAACTTTTAACCGCATTTTACGAGGGTCTTTACCCACCGCATGTGCCTCAGTAAAAGCTGGATCCCCTCTAACCGAACCAAAAATATTAATTAACTGGGCTGTGCTTAATTCAATATAATTACTGCGATAGCCTGTAGCCACAGCTTTGACCAACAATCCCGTTTCGTCTAGTATAGAAATGTCAAAACCCTTAAACAAGGGAGATGATAGAATTTCGTTTCTGCTCCATGCCCTTTCTGTAACAGGATCAATTAAACTCCACCCTACCGTAGGAGATTTGGAGAAAAACTGACCACTAGCTGTCCTAGCAAAATAAGAAATTCCTGAATCCCCGGAAAAAGGTGTTAAAGAAGGGTCCCATGCAAAAGGCTCTTGAAAAGGAACGTTACTTGGCTCATTAGTCAAATAAAAGCCCGAGACTTCCAAAGCTTTTCCAATATCTGGAAAAACCGCGTCATCTTGAAATTTAATAAACTTAGGCATAATTTATTTTAAGGGATTGGCACCACGCCATCATTGGTATCAGTCGTGCTACCGAAAGCATTTTCAATTCTACATCTGAGAGAAATCTCTTTTGCACCCCTTGGAACATAAACCACTACTTCTAACTTGAGAATGTCATGGAACGTTGCCACCAGTTTGCCATCATTATTCACGGCAAATTTCTTCCACCGGCTCCCATCTCCACTAAAGAGAAGAGCGCCTCTCTGCGGTATCAGCCCTGTTAACCCTCTGCTTTCAAACTCAAGACGATTCAGCTTCTGCAATTCCCTCACAAGCAGAGGTGTTAAAGCGCTCACGTTTATAGTTACTCTAATTTTCTCGATGCCCTCCTCCAAAGCACCTCCCTCACCTGTCGCCCCACCATCTTTCTCCGGCACCTTGTTTCCTGCGGGAACGGGATCGGGTTGCGCTACATCAAATTCCGCGCTATCAGTTATCGTATCCCAATCTATCGCCCCAATAACCGGACCAGCTGGAGTTGAAGGAGAATTCGATTGTTGGGTAGGCGTCAAGTCTCGGGACTCATCAACAGCTCCAAACTTAGAGCCCTCATACATCATAGCGGTTACCGAATATTCTCCCGCAGTCTCTTCGGTAACAGTTAATACCCTGTAGGATACCTCTGTGATATTAACTTCTGTAGAGGTGTTTTGCAGTGACCATATTGTACCAACTGTAACCTTGCCAAACTCCTCGGAATCCTCTACTGTAATTACATCGTTTTGAGCTCCCCCAGAATCCGCATCGCTTCCACTCACAGCGGCTACAGTAAACTGTTGAATTTGAGTGGCTCGAGTTTCGGTTATCTTTTCTTGAGGTATGCCTGTAAAATCACTTTGATTTAATTGTTCTTGAGCTTCCGCGTTTAAAGTGGCAACAGCTTTTGATTCTGATGGCACTATCAAAGTAATTTTTTGTCCTACGACATCTTCATAAACACCCTGATCTAAAGTTAACTGATAATCGCTTGGGCTTATTGCTTTAATGCGCCCCCCATATCTTTTTGTATTTTTTAGACTATCTTGAATTTTAATAACATCCCCGGGGCGCAAATAGGTAGCTTCTATCCCCGCTTTAAACTGAATTAAATCCGTTTCCAACTGATTAGTAAACAAAAACCATTTGCCTAACCGATAAGCTTGAGACCGAGAGGTGGTGCCAAGTGCCACAATTTTTTTCTCCAGATATCCGTATTTACGAATAGAAGCTGCGTCTTCAATATATTCGATCTTTGGCTTATAACTGTCATATGCGTCATTATACCTAACTAAAACTGAAGTAAAACGAGTAGATTTCGAACTCCCTGTATATGTAAAAACCCCGTCCCTCACGCTAGAATTATTAAAAAGCATAACCGACTCCCTAAACTGATCATTAGATATAAACACAAAGCCACTATTCCAATAGACCATACCCCGAAAAACCGCAGCCAAATCATTCAAACAATTCATTGCGTCTTGTTCTCTATCTAAATAAATATTTGTAGAAAAACGAGGCTCCAATACAGGCTTGTGTAGATCGGATTCTGTTACAACACTCCCGGTTCTAACTGTAGACCCTAACGAAAAACCAGCCGCATAATCTCTAACAATATCGCTGTCACTGTTTTGAGCAATCTCTTTACGCAAATATTGATAAACCCACGCCAACGCTGTTAGCCTGTCGTCATGACTTAATCTATTATTGTCATCGTACCATAAACCGCGCAAGCCCTCATAGGTTTCAAAAATATATTCTGGATGAATGATTTTATGAACAGGGAAGCTATATACTTTATTCACTGTATCGTAAGTCCCCGCGCCTATACGCCTGCGGTAACCTCTATTAATAGCCGCACCATCCTCGTCTTTTAGCTTGTAGAGAGAAACTATTTTTCCTTCAGGAAAAAGAGACCTCAGCTTTGGCTCTCCCCCATCTGCAAGAGTATCAGGAACAGAAACCACTGCGCCATTTGGATCTATAGAAAAACTTAAAGGAATGTTGGCGGGGCGATACCCAGTTTCTACCAGTTCGTCACAATATTTAGCAATAGAGTACAAGTTCCACTTATCCACAATATCCTCTCCAAAACCATATTTCTGTAAACCATATCTCCGGCTTGTCATCATATCGTAAAATACCCACGCAGGATTATCACTCCACTGTTTATAAGGAGCCCATTGGCCCGTCCAGTTGCCGGAATATTCCCTATTTTCACTATCGTAATTAGCTGGTATTTTAATCTTAAGCAATTTCATATCATAAGTTCGCTTGGGAACTCTTGAAAAAGAACGAGCATCAATTAAATTAGCCATAAGGGCAGAATGGGGAAAAGTGAGAGGAGCCTCAATAATTTCCGTTACGGTGGCCACCCCTCCCGCGCGCTGTACAGCCCCTATGGCTTTTGCTTGTGGTGAAGGTTCCTCGGTCGCCACACAAACGGAAATCCTACGATCCCTATCAGCTGCCGCTACTGGTAACGGAAAAGTATAAGACCTCTCGTATGAAGAGGTGCTTAAACCCGAAACAGGAGCCATAGCATAAAAAGTACCACCCCCTTCACCAATTAAGCGATCACTATCTTCGTACCCTACCCTGATAAGAAAAATTATAGTATTATTCATAGGATCCTTTGATGCTGATGGTTTCATTCTCCTCAAATAAAGACTATCGACAGCCACAGAAATTTCAATATCAGAAACGTTATCATTAGTAATGGCATGATGAAAAACCACAGGCTGCTCTTTAAATACCCTGCGCATACGAGTCAACATACTCTCGTTCAGGCCTTTTGAATCTGTATAAATACTAACATCATTAGCACCGGCACCGACAGTGATCACTTGGTTGTCAATAGCCTTTTGATCCTGTCCATCCTCATCTTCCTCCACACCTGCATATTTATCCGAATAAACACTCGTCGCATACAGACCGGTGTATGAAACCACACTCCCATAAACTCGCTGCGCGGGAGCTTTGCCAACTGCGACCGAATAGCCAATTTGCTTGTTCTCAACCTCCCGGGTAGCTCCGGGCTTGGTCAAATTCGGAAAGAACCCCTGTCGGTACTTTCCTATCTCGGTTCCTACGTACCACGCAGGATCCCAACCCCCTTCCATAAATGCTTTGGCCTGCTTTTGGTTTAAACCCGGCATGCTTAACCCAATATTAAAAGTTTGCGAAGACCTTAAAAAGGAAAGGGATTTTTGTTTATGGTTTTGTAATAATCCTTGATACAAGGTTCCATATTTAATTTCAGAATGAATTCGCTGATAGTTAATGGTTCCTCCGTATGTATTGATTACAGGTACATCGTTAAGATATACCCCTTTTAACATATTTTCATTTGACGGCGCATCCCCTTCTATAATAGGTATCAAATTACCCCTTGAGTCACATAGTCCCGCTATTGGTCCTTCGGAAATCAAGTCGATAGTCTTATAAATCCCAACAGATTCGAGTTTTGAAGTTGCGTCTTTTTTGTTCGAAGGCTCTGAAACCTCAGCCCTCTTAATAAAGGGACAAATCTCCGACTGGCTTATATTCTCTAACCTTGTTTTAATAGTGTCATTAGAAATAACCCCCGCGTCATTGTTGCTTGCGGTAATAACCCCCTCTAAAGAGCGCGGCGCTTTATAATAAGGGCTCGCTTGCAAAGGAGAAGGTTTTGATACCGCGTCTTCCAGAGCCTGATCCGCCGTGCCACCGTCAACAGGAGCCGTTATCACTAGACCTCCTACCGTTTTGTCCCCAAGCCCTATACTGCCTTCGGGCGTCGTGACAGTTTCTCCTATGCCGCCTTCGTGCGACCCTCCCCCTTCAACGGTCTCTGGCAACTGAATGGTTATTTCCGTCGACGCCTCGTGTCTTGAGCCTTCGTCCGGCGTCGGAACAAATACATCTCCATTAGTACCACTAGTTCCATTTGTCCCCATTTTATATATACCTTTCTATCATATTCCCGGAATTGCTTTTATCAGTCTAGTTCTAGCGGATCCTCCGCCTATTTCTCGAGAAGGAACCAAAGGAGATCTCCGCACCACTGTCTCCCCAAACACCCCTAAATCACTCTCATCCCATACGGTACGATCTACATTACTAGAGGAAACCGAAATGACATTGCCCCCCGCTTTAACCCTACCATATCCTACTGGCACCACATTACCTTGGGAAGCAACGTTTTCAGGAGGACCAAAAATGAAAGAAGTTGTGTTGGCCGCCTGCGGATCATCTGGCTTCATCAGTTTAGCCATAAGCATACTCAAGCCAAAAGAAATAGCCATAGATATGACAGCTGATATCACAAACTCTAAAACCGCAGCTACAAATGCAGACTGAACCCCCATAGCCGAAACTATAGCTGCCGATATAGTCGTAACACCACCTGCCAACAGAGGAATAATTTTAACATTTTTATCTTTTATATTTTGAAACAAGAAAGAATCAGGATCAACTTTTTCACCATTAACAAAAATAGCCCAATAATGCCCCGTACGCCCATTTAAATAAGCTCGAAGCTTGTGGGTGTTAGCTTCTATAGCATTAAACAGCTCAACAAAATTACGCACATGCAGTTCCCACTTAGGCCCCACCACTTTAGCTAAATGCCCTTCTATAGATATATTTGTCATTTATGGGTTTGGAATAGCTTTTATCAGCCTAGTTCTAGCGGATCCTCCGCCTATTTCTCGAGAAGGAACCAAAGGAGATCTCCGCACCACTGTCTCCCCAAACACCCCTAAATCACTCTCATCCCATACGGTACGATCTACATTACTAGAGGAAACCGAAATAACCTTGGATCCGGTCTTCATGCGCCCATAAGCCACAGGGACCACCTGCCCCTGAGATGCGACATTTTCTGGCCCCCTAAACAAAAAACTACTTGTTCCCTCACCCTCATCGGGATCCCCATCGTCTTGGTTTAAATATGTGATAAGCGTATAAATGCCATAAACAACTAAAGCTACCATGGCGGTAACAATAACATACGCCAACACTTCGGCTATTGTAGCGGCCATATACACCTCTAAACCCACAAAAATCGCCTCAAAAATAGCCGGAAGGAAGACAACTCCCCCAGCCAAAACAGGAATAAAACACAAACTTTTTTTAATCTTTCTTAAAAAGCAGCCCTGACTTTCAATGGGGGCCCCGTCCACCACTAATACGTAACCAGCAGAAGCCTTTAAGGCCCTATGGAACAGGTGCCCCGCGTTCGCACGTAGAGCTTTCACAGCCTCCCCAACAGTTCCCACGTGAAGGCGCCAATTTTTACCTAACATTTGGCCCGCGCGACCTTCTATGGAAACAGATATCATACCTACATTATACACTTTTAAATAAAAAAATAAATTGTTTCTTGATTATTCGGGCGATATAGCCCAAATCTTTTCTCGGGACAGGAAAAAATTAAAAAAGGTATTAAAGCGTTGTCCGAAAGCTCTATATCTGCAGCGCTTGGCGTACAACAGCTTTCTGGATGAGAATGAAAACAAAAATCAATTGTTTTGTCTTGGGCGACCTCTAGATATTTAAGCGGATCAATATAAAAAGTCTGAAAAGGCTCAGGGGAATAGTTTTTAACAAAGAACAAAGAGTTTTTAGAAATCATTCCACATATTTCTTTTTTATAAAAAGAAGAGATACGTTGAATATAACTTAAAAAATCACGCCTAATTGGTATATCGATAAGCCTCAATAGATGGAAACCCTCCAAAAGGAAGGTGGTGATACTCGCTAAAACGCATTCTACACCCATTTAAAGTCTTGCTGCACTGATCCTCCACCCAATATTCTTTTTTAAAGCGGGGATCCTTAAACACTGTGTGGTCTTTAATACAAACAAAAAGTGCTGTAGGCTCATCATTAAAAGAGCTGATGGATACGACATCTCCTTTAACATAACCCACTTTTATGGTGGCGTCTGCAGCTATTGAAGTGCCTGTTGTTAGGTCTAATGCCCCTTTTATTGTAGTTCTTAGTGTGCCAGAAGTTCCCGTCGCAATGGGAGACCCTGTGGTAACAGTGCCCAATAGTGACTCTGCTCCAATACCCTCATCTTTAGTCAATTTAACTGTTTGGCTGGCCCCAAAAGTAATGATCTCTCCTTGTTTAAAAGATACGGGGATTGGCTTGAGGAGAACAGCTTTGTTTATCCTCCCCTCCTCTAGGTTTGCTACATCACCTGTCAAAATACCAGTAAGAGTAGTGTTCGTAGCCGAAGCTGCAGAAGTCAAAATAAACGTAGAACCACCACTAAAAGTTATAATCGCCCCTATACGTATATCTACAGAAATTGCAGCTACCGTCATTGAAAGAGCGCCGCTAGCAGCCGCACCATTTGCAGTAACAGTATCAGCGTCAGTCACCTCTGCGGTCAACTCCACTGTGACAGTTTTTAAAACAAGGGCCCCTGTCTTTAAGGTGCCTATTTCAGATCCGCCACTATCAAAGAGTGTCATGGTACGCTTGGGGTTAATATTTTCCGGAACATCAACAACCGACAACTCAAGAGCGTTAGAAGAGCTTGAGACCGTGCCAGCAGATACCGCTGCATTCAAAGCAATATCAGAGATAGTAGGGTTATATTCATAAACCCAACGCATTCCAGTTAATTCAAAGTCATTATTAGGATCATCGAACCTTTTATCTCTTGCGTCTGCTATGGGCACCCCTTGCACACGATAATCTGTTATAGCAAAACCAGAAGCGTCCGCAATGGCACCCTCCGCGGCCGTGCCTACACTTCCCCCTATTAAGTCACCAAAGATTTCATCAGCGTTTTCGTCAGCATCAGCATTCAACGTAAAACGGACACCCCTCCCAAAACTAATAGTTTGACCAAACTTGATAGGTTGAGCTAACTGTTCTACCCTAATACCATCAGGCGAAGAATAGTTACCTTCAGGATAGCTCAGGGAAGCTATCTCGTTATCCGGTAGCGCAGTTGTAGTAAGAGTACCATACACTACAGTAGCACTTGCTGCTGCATCAGCACTCAAGGTCAAAACCCCCTGATTGACAAATACTAATTGATCGGCAACTTTTAATGCGAGAGGAAGTGCGTCTACCGCTATCCCCGGAGAAGCGGTATGATCTCCTATTGCATATCCTCCAACAGTATAGGCCTCCGCTGACAATACAGGGTTAGATACACTGACCTCCATAAGGGTAGCATTCGTAAACGCGGTTATATATCCCGAACTACCACCACCACCAGTAAAATCAAAAGCTCTACCTACCATCTCTGCTGTCCACGTTGTCCCTGACCCAACCACATCGAAACCAGTTCCAACAGTATAGGCCTGCGCTGACGATACGGGGTTAGATACGCTGACCGTCATATGGGTAGCATCAGTAAACGCGGTTATATGCCCCGAACTACCACCACCACCAGTAAAAGTAAAATCTAGACCTACCATCTCTGCTGTCCACGTTGTCCCTGACCCAAGCACATCGAAACCAGTTCCAATAGTATAAGTCTGCGGTGCCCCTGACGATACGTATTGACTTACACTTACCGACAGTTTAGTAGGACTAGTAAATCCCGTTATATACCCCGAACTACCTGCACCACCAGTAAAAGTAAAAGCTAGACCAATCATATCTGCTGTCCACGATGTCCCTACCCCAGTCACGGTGTTGCTGGTTTGGCTAGCGGTTCCGGTACTATAAATGCTTGGCTGGATAGAGGTTCCGGTACTATAAATGGCTGGCTGGCTAGCGGTTCCGGTACTATAATCTGGGTTGTTGGTTTTAAATTGTGCAGTACCACTCCCAGCATTAGATACTGTAATCTTTTGTACTGCTTCTCTCCTAGGGAAAAAATCAATCGATTGCATCTTCTCTCCCCCCTCTTTGCTTTCCAATTGAGTGGTAGGTCCAGTATAGTCATCTCTAGAGCCATAACGACAGCCAATACCCCTATATTTCCACGGACAATAATTAGCCACCATAATTCGAGCTGGAAGCTTATAATTTTCTACTTCTAAAGGGGAAACCAATTCAAATTCTATAAAATATTTGTTTTCAGATATTTTTCGATTAAAAATATAAAGATCATCATCAAAGCGTGAGTTAGGATCAGAGTTACCAAAAGGATTAACTTTTTCAGGAAAATTAACCTCATCTATAAATTTTAAAAAGATTCTTATCCTTTTGAAAACATTTCCTACCATATCGTCTTCTTGCTTAATGAGCTCCGTAATAAGGCCGTCTGGATTAGATACAATTAACTTGGGGCGAGGCAATGTGCCGTCCCCTTTCGACTCAAAGCCGCTCGCTTCAATAGGGACACAGTAATACGTAGCCCCCCCTAGAATAATGTCTTTGTCAATAATTTTTCCTGCATGAAATTTTTTGATTCCTATGGTTCCCCCTACTTCAACCTCAAACAATTCTATGAGGGTGTCAGGTAAAAGATCGGTTATTGATTTATTATGTGCTTCTGTTGCCATGATTTTTATGAAGTCAAATATATTTGACCAGCTAACCCCGTCAAATCCGACGGTTTGTTTTGATAATTAAGGGTTGTCGGGGTTGAAGCGGTAGCAGCTTTTGTTCTCATATATTTATTGAATAAAACGCCCAATACTTGGCGGTTCTCCGCGCCACTCAATTTTCTATTAAAAATAACTATCGCACCAATTCCCCCACGAAACCCAAAATCAACAGTAGAGCTCCCTACTTTTCGGTTACCTCCTATCACAACGCTTCCCGAAGAATTAAAAGTGAAAAAATCACCTAAATACGTATCTGAGGCCACTGTGTTGCCATCGTTGCGAGCAGTCAAACGCAAATTCCCCCCCAAAGACTCGCCAGTCAAATTATACACCCACGCTCGATAGGGCCTTAAGCCTATGGCGCCACTTGGATAACCGCGATCTGCAAAAGAGAACAGCTCTTTGTTTTTCCCGAGCCCTGTGTTGTCAACCATCTGTTGGTTATCAAGACTATAGCATGTATTCGGGGTAAGCCTAGGTGTCGAAAAATCCATCCAACCAGTTTGATAGGTGTCATCTTTGTTATTGTCACCTACTGCAAGCGAATTGGCGGTAATATTCCCACTTCCCTTAAACCACCTGTTTGGATACATGACATAAAAAATATCAAAGCCCTCCATCAGTGAGGATAGTCGATAATATCCGCGAGTATTATTGGTTAAGGGTTGTCCGGACAAATTGCCTGTTAATTGGGTAATCCTATCTGGATCACTATAAGTAGCCGCAGACGTCAACTCGAACTCAGAGCCTCCTCTAAACTTAATGACCGTTCCAGAAGAAATAGAAAAGTCTATAGGATGAATCTTAATTGTTATAGCATCCCCTGTTGCATAAGGGGTACCCGTGTTATCAATTTGGATATCTCCTTGTGCTGCTGAATTTGCGGTGGCCCCATAAAGGTGCATATACTCGATCTGATTAGCTTCCTTAGGGGTGAAATAGATATATGGTTGATGATTAAAATAGTCACGCTCTATAGTCACGGGGTCAGACCGGGCGCCTGTTCCCGTTCCTACTGTGTCATCATTCAATTGAGCCTCCTGTAGGTTGGGCTTATTTGCTGTTGTTCCTTGCGATAAATAAACATTAGGGTCATTTACAGATACCCATTTCTCCACGCTCTGACCACCGGTAGCTTCGGTCGTTCCCGTGTTGTAGCTTTTGTTTCCGGCCTCAAAGTATCCCACTAATCCGGCAATATCCGTAATAAGCGTCCTCGAGGGAGCTATGGCTAAAAGTTTGCCACGATAATTGCTCATCGTATAATTGGTATTTGTGCTGATGGTTCTAATGGCTTTTCCTGCAGCTCCACCTGCGCGACCCCTTGACTCATCTATCAATATAAACGGCATATTCGCCAACTCTTCAGTAAAAGACTCCCCCGGATTACCCGGCTCTCCATAATTTCCGCCGTCTCCCCCAAAAGAATTTCTTATATCTAAGTCTCCACCTGTTAAAATAATATTTCCTTTTCCTATGCGATTATAACCCCCCTTGCTAGCCGTTATTATTCCTCTTTGATTTTCTTGAAAGGCAAGCTGCATTCCCCCTGCTGACTCCTTAAAACTTGCCCCTCCCCCTCCAGCACCACCTTTATGCTCTCCCATGTAGCTACTTAAGTCGAATGTTCTATAATATTTTAGCTTACCCCCCCATTCCCAACCTTTTGGTGGGTCGCCGAAAACCCGGAACCTAAGATCTCCCGCAGTAGTAATTTCACCATAGGTAGATGAATTCCATCCGCCTAAATTGGTAGAGTGCGTATAACCTCTGGTTGGGTCTGTTTTGTCCTTGTTCGACGCGCTCTTGCCACTGAATCCTGAGTTTTCTATCGCAAACATCTTCTCTGCTTTAAAGCGGTCCCCGCCGCCGCCGCCGCCTCCTCCTGCAAAAATTTTAGCATTATAGTCTTTTCGGATAGAGAACTTGTCGATGGATGGGTGAGAGATATAAATAGCATCCCCTCCAACTGCACCATCTGTAGAGTTACTAAAGGCGCCTACTTCAATTTCTATAGTATATTTATTAGCCGCTTCATAATCCCTTGTTTGGGGCCCCTCGCGTGACGCTGACAATTTAACCTTGTTCTTATCTGTTTGTGCAACTTTGGTATATCCCCCTGTTCCTCCTGTACCCCCTTGTCCTACCGCCGCTGAGCTATCCTGCATAACAAGAACAGTGGGAGTTTCGGCAATTGGTTTGAACAAATTAGGGTCCCCCCCTCCCCCGGGAGAATCTGCGGGGTTTACCACCCCGGTTAAAAGCTGAAAGCCTGTCCGGATCGCTGGAGTTACCATGGTGGTATCTATATTTTCCGGTGGTGTGGTAGTTTGGTAAAAAGAATTAGCGCCTATAACTCCTCCTTCCCCTCCTACTGTAAAATTTGGCCCCAAGATAAACTGAACGCCAGTAAAATTATCCCCATAAGCCCCCGTATTAGCTACCTCAAGATAATCTCCAATAGTAGGATTTACTGCTGTAACGACCATGTCTATACCGTCCGCATCTTGATTCACGATACCCGCCCCTACAAGACCTTTAATAAACTCTCCGCTTAAATTGATATTGGTAGCCTGATCTTCTAAGGCAACCTTAAAAGCTGGTTTAACTGTAGTTGGAATGGCTGTTCTAGCATCAGTGAATTCAGTTGAGCTATCGCTCAAGCCGGTAGATACCTGATGGGATACGAGCCCACCTAAACTTGAGGTCCCGCTAGCATATACATACATTGAACCTACAATATCAGAAGTAAGAGTATTGTTGTTCTGAATATACTCTGATCGCATCCTATAGTAATAATCTACGTCGGGAGAAAGACCTTTTTGCACAAAATAAGACTTTTGATGAATCCCTGTATTTTGAGGATCTGGAAGATTTTTTAGGCCCTCAGGGATCTCGGCGTCTCCCGCTAAACTTGAAGGGACCAAAATTCCCGTGTAAAAATTAGTTTGAACATATCCAGCAGTATTTGAGGCGGATATGTCAGTAGCATAAGACCGAATGTATTTTTGATTAATCTCAAATCCTGTACCAGCAACCCCGTTAATATTCCGCACAGAAGTAGCATCTGTTAAAGGAATCCCTGAAACCTCAGCCCAAGTCTTGTCTTGAGTATATTGAATAGCATAACGATTTAAATCACCGCCTGTGGCTGGGTGCTCCCATGACAATAAGTGCAACGGTACGCCCGAAGTATCATAATAGCCTGTTTGAATTAAAAAACGAGATGGATGATTGGGAGTTTGTCCATCATTCCCTCTATAAGGATTAGCACCGTCGGGAAGAAAACCAGCAGCCGTATCAAATCCGGTAATATAACCTGTAATACCAAAAGTAATTGCCCCAGCAGGATCATGAGTATTCTCTAAGCTAGAATTATTTAATGTTAATGTTGCACTATAGACCCCGCTTACTTCAGGGCCAGTTGTCCCTACGTCTGGACCCGAAGGACTCGCATTATCAGCAAACCCTTTAAAATAAAAAGGAATAAAACTAGAAGATCCCGGCGCCGTAACTACTGGGTTAAAAGAATGGCCTGAAGGAAAATCAAAAACCTGATAAGGGTCCGCATAATCTATGGAGGTCTTTATGTCGACGTTCCCGCTATTTGTTAAATAAAATCCCGTCCTAATACTATGTCCTGTTATACTAAAAACCTTCATACCGCTATTTGATATAAAGTCGGTATTCTCAATTCTTTCTTTAGTGGATTTAGATCCCGCATAACGACTTACACTAACCGGTCCAGTTGGATCACCATCTGTCGGCCAACTCCAATAAGAGGAAAGATTTTTTAATGGTTGATTAACCACTGTTACCAAAGAGTTAAAGTTAGTAGATAAGTTTAAATAATCAATAGGAAATTCTCGCATATTGACCGTGATATCATTATTATCTTTAAAATTAATAGTATGGCTCCAATTCGCAGCCAAGAACACCTTGTTTGTAAAGTCATAAGGAGCTGGAGGTGTAAACTGAAAAAGATTAACTCCCGCATGGTGCTCAAGAAAGTGAACGATTGCGAGGGCCTCCTTGTCTGTGCGCCCCTTTAAATCAACCGGAAAGGCAAGTAAGTTTTTGTTAATGCCTTCGTTGAACCGCATAACAAAACCATTATCTAAATCTTGCTTAGTAAAACGAGGGTTTTGAGGTATACTAATGTTTTGATTTAAATCAAAATAAAAATTATCTTTTGCCCATAATGGATAGCTTCCTGTCGGAGAGTTATATTCTGTCCCTAAAATTCCAGTCTCCGCACTATAGTCAATATTTTTCTCACCTGTAAAATAATACCATCCTGTTTGAGATGGCGCCAACTCTTCCTCTCCCGCCAACTGTCTTAAAAATACTGCGTCATGTTGAAAATAGTTTGTAGCAACATTTCCGTCAATACTGTGAGCATAATCCATTCTTGTATCTTCGAATGGAATATATAAAGTCTTCCAATTTGTTGTAGATGCTGTTTCCCTGAAAAAGGTAGTAGAGACATTGTTAACGTCCGGAGACTCATAGCTCTGTGTAAAGCTTTCCACAAAAAACTCGCCGCTTTGATTATAAGGCGCAAAAGGCGTCCACGGAATACCGCTATAACCACCGCTAGGACGGTTTCCGTGATTAAAAGAATCCTCTAATATGTGTATGATGGCTTTTGTTTCTTGGTCAGTTCTTTTGGTAAAATTTGTTGAAAAGCTAGCGCGCACCGCATTTTCGCTTTTATTTAAAACATTATAATAACCATCGCCAAACTCTGTTGTATAGTTAAGAACTTCATAGTCAACAGTGGCCCCATAAGATACATCTGCAAAAAAGCCCGTGGTCCATTCAGTACCTGCCCCATACGGCCGATTAGTAATAGTTGAAGTTGCCGCAGCTCCCGTATAGTAGCAATGTCCGGATTCAGATTGCAAACACGGATGAAGGGTAGCAGGGGTTGGACTGGGATCCGTATAGCCACTATAGTAAACAACATCGTACTTCTTATACTCATTGCCCACCTCGAATGGCAGCACCCTTGCTATATTAGTTACTCCAGAATTAATTATCATACAATTTGTTTTCCAGTTAAATAATCTTGAGACAAGGAAATCTCTCCCGCCATATAAGCCCCGTCAGAAGCAGAGATATTTTGGGAGTGAACTTGTCCGGTACAACCAAAACGACCCATTGCTGAAGATCCCGGCTCGGCATAAACACCATACACATAAACATCTGCGATAGCTGCGTACCCAGTAGTAGTTAATACGGTACCCAAGTCCTCTCCGCGCACGGTCATATTAATTTGTACGTTTTCTTTTGTAACCCGACTAGGCAAACCACTCCCTATAACTGTCATTGGATTGCGCTCGCATGTAACAGAATAAGAAAAGCCTAATTTATTATTTATCCCAAAATCATTTCCAGCCAAATAAGTTTGAGCACCATGACTAATAGCCCGCGGATCATCCTCTACCCCTCTCATTGCTTCGTCACTACGCCCCTGTGAATCTAACACACTAAGCTCCCCATAAATATCCAACGAAGAACGTACTAAAATAGGAGACATAGGAGACACTGAAAACTGAAGGCTCTTAATATATCCGCTTGCAAACTCAATTCCCCCCAAATTACCTCGTAATGGCTCGCCCGTTCTCTCTACATTTGTTAAAGGATTAAGGAATTCATGAAGAGATCCTGTTAAATAATGGCTAAAGGAAAGGGTGCCTTTTAGCGGAGCGTCCGCTGCATAGCGCATAACACTTCCGGTGATATTTTCTATCGGGGTAAGTGACGCTTCTACACCTAACTCTGCATTTTCGGCCAAAATACTGTGGCTTTCGATCTCAAGTAATGCTTTCTCATATTTTATGAACTTAGCCATTTGCTATGTTATGAGGCTTTAAGTTTAGCTCCATGTATAACCCATGTCCACTTAACTGTAGTTTTTGTGAGATTAGGTACCGGAACGCCCGCTGTTTGAAATGTGATATCGCAGCTTCCCGCTGATCGATCTGTAGCCTCTCCCCACATTACCTGATCGTTAACACCATCATATCCGCTGGCTACTATTGTATAATTTGGCCCCCCTGCGCCCACTTTATTCAAGTCCTTTGTAAAAGTGACGGTAACAACATTGCCAGCTCCAATTACATAGGCTTCAGTGGTTACTGACTGAGATACGCTAACCTCCACCTCGCTAGTACTGGTAAACGATGTAATATGCCCAGCGGTACCAGTAGAGTCAAAATCCAAAGTCCTGCCAACCATCAATGCTGTGAAAGGCGTTCCGCTCGTGGCAGTCACAGTGTTGCCAGTTTGCGAGGCCGTGAGTGTAGTGCTGTCATATGCTGCGTACCCGGTTTTAATAGCCATAGCAGCAACATTATATTGTCCCGTACCTACAAACGCAGTAGATCCGTTGCCTGATGCCGTGCCAAAAGCGGCCGCTGTATTCTCAGCGCTGATGCCCCCGTCTTGGGAAATATAAACAGTTGTATCTTGAAGAGTTCCCCCGTTAAACGTTGCGGTTTCTGGCGTCTTCGATGCGTCCCCTAAATATTCAAATCCAAAATAATTATGAGAAGTATTCCAAAATTGCCCACACATCCAACGCGCCTTGTTGGCCGCCGTTTCGTTACCAAATACTACCGCCGTTTGACACGTGGCGCTTTGTGTATTAGTGATATAAATATACCCCTTTGCGGGGCTCGAGCTAGAAAAGTATGCTTGCGTCGCCGGGAGAGATGAAGTTGTAACCGCATAATTAAATGTCCCCAATGTACCACCAATACTAATCCTACCATTAGCCTTAGCAATCTGTAAACAATTACTAGCCGCAAGACTAGATGTCCCCCCAATAGCAACATATCCCGCTGAAACATCTTGAATATAACTACTTGAACCGGACGCCGTTTCGAGATGAATGCGCGCACTTTTAGCAGAATCCCTTGAATAAATATATAAAGCATCATCCACCTTACTACTAATTTCCAACGTAGCTGACGGATCATTCGTACCGATCCCCACGTTACCATCCACAGACTGAATCATCAAAGGAGTAACAGGGTCAGAAGTACTATAAAAACAAACAAGATCTGTGTTGGACCCTCCCCCATACCCTTTTTGAAGATGTAACTCATCACCACTTCCGCTTTTTACTCCGGGGCCGTTAGTAGCGTCAGTATACAAATAAACATCATGAGAAGAACCTTGAATCCTTAACGAAGGCGTAGCTGATCCGTCTCCAACGTGCAAGAGGCTTGTAGGCGCAGTTTGCCCTACCCCTACCTCACCACTATGCAATATTCTTATCCGTTCCGCTGAACCCGCTCCCGACGGATCAGTAATAAAAGCTAAATCCATTTGAGCATTAGTGGCATGACTTTTAATCCCTACAATTCCAGCCCCACTACCTGAATCAAAAGCATTGTCAACTTGAAAATTAATACCTACGGCAGCAGTATTTGTGTCGGTAGGGTTCAATAAAAGCATATTTGTCCACGTTGAAGGTGTCCCCGCAACAAAAGTAGCCGTTCTTGCCCCGGAATTCAACTCTAAGAAAGTATTAGGACTACCTGCGCCAATGCCAATACCAACGTTACCCCCATCTTTAATAAAAATACCATAGTTGCCTCCATCGTCTTTAAGGCTCAATCCACTGGAGCTAGCCGCTGCTACATTGGCCACTTTATGTAAATTAGCGACAGTAATGCTTTTAATTTCATAGGCCGGACTTCCATCCGTATCGCCTATAAAAAGCAGATCGTTGCTCTCAGGGGCGGCGCCCATAGCCGAATATTCATTTATTTTTCCCATTTTTAGAAGTTCCTGTTTAAATAATCTTTAAATTCTAAGTCTACACTTAATGTTCCATCTATTGATGTCTTTACACTTTGAGACACGAGTTGCCCTGTTACGCTGTTAAATCTATATACTGTCTTATAGCCGTTATCTTCCAGTGTTTCCGAAGTCTCGTCCTCTAAATTAACGGTCCCTCCTACTTCATTTGGTCCAGCTAGAGCCTCAATAGACAGCGAACTTTGATACATCGTCAAGCTAATTGTTTCATGATGACCACTACGTATAGTATCCATAATATTGGCAGTTTCGTAATCGTCTACTTCAACTGTCATATTTGTTGTAACTTCTATTGGGTAATTGGTA